GGTTATCGTGTTACAGGTCAGGAGGGTTATGTCGCTATAGACAAACTTGGTGGTGATGCAGTGAAAATTGTTGACCGAATGGAATTCTCATTCGCTAACTTTTCACCGAATATATTAAAGGGATGGGATAAGCCGGGAAGGAATTAAAATGGCAAAACCGTTGTCTTTTAAAGACATGATTAATGCAGAACCTCGTCCAGGCGAGGACGAACTGATTAATTATAGAGTGCAAAAAAGAAAAAGAACGTATGCAGGTAACGAAGAAGTTGAACCTGAAACGGAAGCGTTGACCATCCAACAACGGATGAAGAAAAAACGCGATGTTATCCGAAACAAAGCAAAGATCAAAAGAGGTCGTGAGAGAGCCAAGAGACGTATGGCGAATAAAGATGTTCTCACAAGACGTTCTCAAAAAGCTGCACGTAAAGTTATTCTCAAAAAACTTACAAAAGGTGTACCAAAAGAACAGTTACCTTTTGCCCGAAGAGCGGAACTTGAGAAGAGACTAAATAAACCTTCAGTGAAGAAACGAATTAAAATGCTTGCGAAAAGAATGTACAAGGATGTTCGTAAGAAAGAAATGGATCGTAAGAAAAGATGATAGGATCGTTTAAGAATTTTTTAGTTGAAGAAGAAAAGACAGTCTTCTTTACGTGGGGAAGAATGAATCCACCCACTATTGGTCATGAGAAACTCTTAACTGCTCTCTCGCGTAAAGCAGGGAACAATCCGTATTTCGTGTACCTGTCACAATCTACAGACCCAAAAAAGAATCCATTATCATATAAAGATAAGATAAAAATTGCACGTAAGATGTTTCCACGTCACGCACGTAGGATTATGTTGGATGCAAAGATCAGAAACTTATTTGACATATTGACAAAACTATATGATATGGGTTACAAGAATGTTACCATGGTTGTTGGTGCAGATCGTGTTCAAGAGTTCGATATTTTGATGAACAAGTATAATGGTAAAAAAGGTAAACACGGTTTCTATAACTTCCGTTCAATGAATGTTGCTTCTGCAGGAGACAGAGATCCAGACGCAGAAGGTGCGACAGGGATGTCTGCATCTAAGATGAGAGCGGCGGCAAGTAAAGGTGACTTCACGAGTTTTAGTCAGGGACTACCAAAGACATTCTCTAATGCAGATGCAAAGAATTTATTCAACACAGTCCGTAAAGGAATGGGATTAAAAGAACAAAGAGAATATAAAAACCACATACAATTAAATCCAGTATCAGAAGCACGTGAACAATATGTGTCAGGTAATCTATATGACGTAGGTGACAAAGTAATAGTAAAAGAATCAGATGAGGTCGGAGAGGTGACTCATCTAGGTGCGAACTATGTTATTGTAGAAAAGAATGGAAGTCAAAAAAGATACTGGTTAGAATCTGTAGAGTTGTTAGAAAAGACTGAAGTTCCTCAAGATCAAGACATCAAGGACAAAAAAGGAACGCAGCCTTCAAAGTACTACAAAGGTTTATCAAAGTCTACTAAGAGTGCAAGGGACGCACACTTCAAAAAGAATACTAGAGAACCTGCGCCTGGTGACAAAGAGGCGAGTAAAAAAGACATGCCAAAATCTCAACACACCTTGAAATTCAAACAGATGTATGGTGAACAAGACGCAGTAGACAGAGTAAAGGCAAGAATTAAAAGAAGAAATGACCGACAAGACGCTAAAGACGAAAAACAAGATAAAAGAGATATTCGAGCGATTGGACAGGCAAAAATAAGAATGATACGAAAACGTATGAGGCAAGCAAAATGAGTTTTAGAAAGTTCTATGATGGACACGAACAGTTGAATGAGGAAACTCCTTATGACCGTAAGCAGAGAGCAATGGTCGTAAATCTGTCTCAAGCATATCGCATGTTTATCTCTGGTATGAGAGATAACAATAAAACACGTATGAATAATGCAAAAAAGAGAATAACAGAATTAGAATCTAAGTTGGGTTTACCAGCGCCAGGAGGAAGACTATGAAAACTTTTAAATTTTATTTAAATGAAAAAATAGAAGGTCTTGTGAAAAAATCACAACAGACTGGTGTCCCATATGGCATTTTGAAAAAAAGTTTTGATAGAGGAATGGCGGCATGGAAAAGTGGACATAGACCAGGCGTTAGTCAACAACAGTGGGCATTTGCAAGAGTGAACTCAATGTTATCTGGTGGTAAAGCAGATCCAGATTTACAGTCACAAGCATCAAAACATAAGAAAAAGAAAAAGGCATAAGGACATGGACGAGAAAGCACCAAAGATTGACGATAAGAAGTTTGCCGCGCATATGAACAAGAATAAAAAACCTAAGACCCAGACCTCGACACAGAAGTCTCTTGCACACATAAGAAAACGTGCCGACTCAATTGTTAAAAGTAGAAAGACTACTGCATCAATGAGAAATAGTGCAGGATTGAGAGGACTAGGTGATGCAAAAGTAGAAGAGAATGTTATAAAAAAGGTTGCTAACAAACTTGCTAAAAAGGTACAGAAGAAAACAAGAGATCCTAATGTAGTGAGAAGACTAGCACACAAAGCTGCAACTGCTGCTGTCAATGCAACTGAACAAGACATGAGTGGAATGTGTTGTAAAAACTGTGGTGACATGTTCGGTAAACCAACTAAAGAGAACAAGTCTTGTATGTACAATGCATATAATCCAAAAGGTAAGAACTGGATCAATGCACAGAAAGTGATTACACCCAAGATGCAGAAACGTGCACTCGCAAGTCCTGCCGCAAAAGCAAAACCAAAGAGTCAAGTAAGTCTAGGGGGAGGTAAACCACCATTTAAAATACCACCTAAACAAAATGAATCTTTTAATTTCAAAGTAAACATAGATGGGTTTCCAGAAATGTTTATGTCTGGTAACTCACCAAGTGAAGTAAAGGCAAACCTACGTAAGTTAGTAAAACAACCTTCAATGATTCAATCTGTAGATCGTGTTACGACTCATGATAAGAGAAAACATCATCGTGATAAAATGAAAGAGTCTTTGGATGAAGATCCTTGTTGGGATACACACAAACAAGTTGGTATGAAGAAAAAGGGTAATAAGATGGTTCCCAACTGCGTACCAAAGAATGAAGACAATGTAGATGAACTGTCTATGTCCAGAAAGGATATTACTAAATCTGGTATTGGTAAAACAGGTGTAGATAAAGATAAAATTAAAAAGGATCTGGAAAAACTAAGAAAAGGTTTGAAAAGAACCGAGTCTGTGAAAGAGGGAATAAAATATACTCATGCCGCAATAGATAAAAGTGGTAAAGTGATTGGTATGGCATCACAAGAGTCTGACGCAAAAGATATGGCAAGAAGAAACAAAGGTAGAGTTGTGAAACTAAAAAAACCTATGTCAGACAAGAAGGGTGATATGATGATCAATCGCCAATTCAAAGAAGGTGGTATGAAACGTAAGTCTACTGGTGACGGTATGGATACATTCAAGAAGAAACCACCTGAGAATGAAAGTTATGCACCAGATGAGGGAACACCAGCGGCAAGAAAGAAAGCATCTAAGATGACTCCAGGCCAAGAAGGTGTTATGGACTTTTTAAAGAATGTGGGTAATACAGTAATGTATGGTACACAAAAGAGTAAACCCACTCAGAGTCAACCAAGATCAAGAATCAATACGAATAGAAATAGTACATCTGGTGGCGCAAACAGTATTGCAAGTCGCATAAACTTTGGAGGCAAATATGGCAATAAGTGAAACATTTAAGAATTTCACTGCAGAACATATAGACGATGTTTGTGAGGCATGTGATCTATATGATGACTTAGAACTAGTAGAGTCAGAATATCAGGGTAAGAAAGTCACACTGAACAATCCAACTCGTGGTGGTAGTAAGAAGTTTTATGTTTATGTTAAGAACGAGAAGGGTAATGTTGTAAAGGTATCTTTTGGAGATCCCAATATGGAAATTAAACGTGACGATCCTGCTAGGCGAAAATCATTTCGAGCAAGACATAACTGTGACAATCCAGGCCCAAAATGGAAAGCAAGGTACTGGTCATGTTGGCAGTGGAGATCAGGAGCAAAAGTAGATAATTAAGGATTGATAAATGGCGACAAAAGTGAATGAAAATACTGAGGTAGCATTACCGCTTCGTAATATAATTAGTATGATAGCGGCCGCGTCTATTGCAACGTGGGCATACTTTGGTATTGTAGAAAGACTAAATCAGATCGAAACAAACATCACCATGATGCAAGCAGATCTGGAATTTAATACCGAGTTCAGAATTAAATGGCCTCGTGGTGAAATGGGTTCATTACCTGCAGACAGTGAACAATTTATGTTAATTGAACACTTGGCAACTGAACTTGAAAAACTAACAGAAGAAATCGAAAGCGGTCAAGCACCGTTTGACCAACAACAGAAACTTACACTAGAGTTTTATGAAAAGCGAATAAACCAACTTGAAGCGGCACACGAAAAGATCCGTAACGATATAATGGATATGGTACACGATATGAATGGGATGAAACCTACTAGTAAACACAACGGACATTAAAATGGTTATAGAAGCATTCATTCTTTTAATGTGGTTCGGAAACCCGATGGAATTAAAAGAGTACACAGTTCGTGATGGATTAGGTGATTGTTTAAAAGCAAAAAGAACTATTGAAAGAACCTTACGAGGCGGTAAGTCTAGTGAATATACAGGTTCTGTCAGACTGGGATGTAAAGAACTCAAGGTCGAAGTTAGTGATGATGGTCTGTACATCATAAGAAATTTTGTTGATGCAGATCCTAAAGAACTGAACCCATAGAAAGAGAAACAATGGCAGAGAACACAGGCAAAAGATTAGATCGTATCGAGGAGAAACTCGATAAGATGGGTGAGGTACTTGTGTCTCTTGCTCGGTTTGAAGAAAAGATGGACAACTATAATGACTATAGGGAGAAGTCTTGGGAAAGAATGAATAGATTCTCATCTAAGTTAGATGATATCGAAAAGAAAGTAGACGATAACGCTCGTACCGTTAACGTTATAAATAAAATAGTATACGCGGCAGTCATTGCCGCTGTTGGGACTTATGTTGCCCATATGTTAGTTTAGGAGTAAACATGTTTAAGAATATATTTAACGAGTGGGCATCTCGTTCCAACAATGTCCAGAATGAAGATTATGATGCTAAAAAAGATCACGATATGAATCCCACAAGTCACGTCAAGAAAGAAGGTGACAAGTTTTGTGTGTACAATGTAAAAGGTGAAAAGGTAAAATCCTTTGATACAAAACCTGAAGCAGATGCATATGCAAAAAAGAATCACGATGCATTGATGAAAGAAGGAATGGACGCAGTAGATAAAAATGCGTTGAAGGGCAAACACAAGGATCGCAAAGACAAAGACATCGATAACGATGGTGATGTCGATTCTAGTGACAAGTATTTACACAAACGTAGGAAAGCAATTTCTAAATCAATGAAAAAAGGTAAAGACAAAGAAGGTGATGTAGAAATGAATCCTAAGTTGGACAAAGGATCAAAGGAGAATTCAGTGGAACAAAAAGAATCTACAGATGAAAGTTATACAGATGTTCCTAAAGCCGGAACCAGCATGAGGCAGAAGAGAAAAAACGCTGTACATGATAAGATTATGAAACATGCAAAGGCTAAAGCTACTGCCAATGTTCAAAAGAAAATTTCTGCACTGAGAAAAGAATCAAATATTCGTGAAAAACTCCTTGCAGTGTTAGAAAATAAACAAACCAAAGGCGCAACTCCACCTGAGACTATGGATGACAAGTTAAAAGGTAAGGGTGCAAAGGATATGGTTAATCAACCAAAAGAAGTTGATGACACCGAGGCAAAGGGGCATGATGATGCATCAAAGGCAGGTAAAGTTACTAAACCTGCGAAACCTCGTAACGGTGGTGACCAAGTAAGATCTGGTGACCAGAGTGTTGTTAACAAAGTTGTAGACGCATTGAAAGGAATGAAGTAATGATAAAACCTCCTTCATGGAAAAAGGACGCGGTTCCCACAGCAAAAGGATGGAGACATCCAAAGACTGGTGAACTCTTACTACCTAAAAAATTATCAGAAGCAGATATTGCAGAGTACATGGGTACTGCAGTAACTTTGACAGAAGCACCTACTAATGCACAAGAACATGCACAAGAACATGTAGAACCAATTGAAGTAGATGAAGATGATCTGGAAGATATGACAAAGGTAGAACTTGAAGAACTTGGTAGAGAACATGGTGTTGAGTTAGATCGCAGACAAAAGAAGTCAACCTTAGTAGGTAAAGTTAAAAACTTACTTTCATAATATATAAGTTTATAATGGACAATTTGACTGAATCTAACTTGCTGTTGTATGCAGCAAAACATTATTATAACCCTCGGTTCTCAGACATAGATGAGTTCTATGAGGATTTGAAACGATTTAAATATGTAAAACGTTTAGTAAATCGATATCTAGATGACAAAGATCTTTCTGAACGTTTAATTTTAAATCACTTGATTGTTATATTTAATGCATTTGGGATCGAACCTTCGATCAATATGTTAAAAGTAAAATTAGACGAAAGGCATTGGCCAGTTATAAAACCATTTTTAGTTTTTTTAAAATATATTACTAATGATCAATTGGTTGGTATAGAAATGGATGACAGAGTTATAGAGGCACTAAGGAAAATTTAATGGGACTGTTAAAAAAAGCAGCAGATACCGTATACGCTTTTCGTTTTATCCGTATGTTAGTTCTAGACTGGAAAGACTGGGACGCATACAAAATGGGTATTATAGACGAGAATGGTAAACGTGACAAGAGTGTTAAGATTGATAACTTGGAGAAGAGTTCTACTTGGACTCCTTTCATTCGCTTGTGCGCTAACATTAAAAGGCTCTTATCAAAAGTCCCAGGCGGGGGATCAAGACTTGGAAGTTTTGCGGCAGCGCTCTTTCTTATCAAAGAAAAAACTGGAATGACTGATAAGGAACTAAAACAAATATGTGAAAAGATTGGAATAGAACCACTAGATTTTTTAAACGAGAACAGTGAATGGTTTGTATTAGAAGATAAACGATTATCACACGGAGTATACAGACTAAGAGATTCGAAGGTATTGAACAGTACAATAGAAGAAATGTGTAATGCAAAAGATCAAATACGTATTTTAGAAGATTGTTATCCTGTTGGTGATGTATTCGGAGTTGACATATATGAAGCAACTCATATGAGGACTAATCAAAAAGTATACGTTACTATAAGAGAGATTTACAAATGAGTTTAACAGTCAGGCAAAACAGAACCAGACTTCTAAAGAAGATGGGTTTAAATAAACCTTCTGAAGAGAAACCTTCTAAAGAGGAAGCATTCAAGTCACGCAGACCTGCGAATGCGGCAGGAAACAAAATGCTTGAACTGATTAAGTTGTATCGACTTGCAATGAAAGCAATGCCTGGCTCTCCGAAACAAAAGGAGATTCAAAAGAAAATTTCTGCACTGAGAAAAGAACTCAAGTTAAATGAGAAGTTAGGAAAGAATGCAGACGCAGGTGACTACATAGATGATTTCATGAAATCAGATGCACCACAGTTCAAGGGTAAGTCTGATAAGAAGAAAAAAGATATGGCGATTGCCGCATACCTAGACGCAAAAGATAAGAGAAAAGTAGAGGACGTTCCTACTACTAGTACCGCAAACATTCCAAACCCTGCAGACACTGTGATGGGCCCAAGGAAGAAAAAGAAAGATCATACTTCAACGATACATGATAAGAGATATAAAAAATCATTGTTGGGACAAGCACAACCAGTATTGCTAAAAAGGTTTCGTGACTATTACGATGCGATGGGGATAGGGGGATGAGTAGCCGCACCAGAGATCTTGCGAGGATCTTAGGAAAGACAGAGAAAGACAACCCAGACAACGAAGCACTCAGTGTTGGTGGGGGTGGTGGTGCAGTCGAGTATTTCGAAACTTTAGACTCCTTACCTATATCCAA